CTGAACATCAAGTAATTATGTGTGTTTATCATGCTGTGCCTATGCTGGATTGGAATTTAACAGGTCAGGCTCCTCAATTGACCGTGACTGCTATCTCTGACTTCCCCCAACCTGCTTTTGATCAGCTTGGTATGCAGGTTGTTCCTGCTTTGAACCTCCAGAATAATCCCGGCCGTTCTGTCTCTGGTAATCCTTCCCTTGGTTATAATCTCCGCTACTGGCAGTGGAAGTCTAGCATTGATACTGTTCATGCTGGTTTCCGTTCTGGAGCTGCTTATCAGTCTTGGGCTGCTCCTCTTGACGGTTGGCAGGTTTTGACTTCCGCTGGTGCTTGGTCTTATCAATCTATGAAGGTTCGTCCTCAACAGTTGAATTCTATTTTTGTTCCACAGGTTGATGCTACTAACTGTTCTGTTGCCTTTGATCAGTTATTGTGTAATGTTAATTTCCAAGTGTATGCTGTTCAGAACTTGGATAGAAATGGTTTACCCTATTAATTGTGTGTTATTATGAGAAATTTTGCTTATAAAAATCCTGATTATATTAAAAATGAGGTTATTCCCGAATTGGTTGAAGAACATCCGTGTTATCAACAGTCTGTTTATGATTCAGTTATGTACGATGAATCTCCTGATGGTGATTTGATCCAAGTTGATATGACCCAGATTTTATTAAATCAAGAAAAATATCGTCGTTTGCTTGGTGATATGAATGTTCAGAATATTCTTGCCCAGATGCATCCTACTCAATCTACTGCTATGGATGATATGTCTGATGAAGAACGTTTTAATTGTGTTATCTCTCGTCATTGTCAGACTATGTCAGAACGCCAGGCTGTTCTCGAACGATTAGCTAGTGAGAAGTCTGAGCTTTCTAAGTATGCTGAAACTATGTTGGCAGAGCAAAAGTCAGAGCCCGCTTCTGCGTCCGCCCCTGACGCTGTTGCTCAATGAGATTTTATGATATTGGAGAAAGCCCCTTAATGGGGCACTCCGAAAAGCATATTGCTCCGCTTGTACTTGGTGGTATTATTGCTGCCGGTGCTTCTCTTGCCGGTAATGCTATTGGTGCGTCGTCTCAGAATAAGGCTAATCAGACTAACATTGATATTAATCGTGAGAATAATGCGTTTAATGCCCGGCAGGCTCAAATCCAACGTGATTGGCAGGAAAAGATGTGGGGAATGAATAATTCCTATAATTCCCCCAACGCAATGATTTCTCGTGGTTTGAATCCATTTGTCCAAGGTTCTGGTGCCATGGCTGGTTCTAAATCTCCCGCCTCTGGTGGCGCTGCTGCTTCCGCTGCTCCTCCTCCTAGCGTTCAGGCCTTCCGTCCTGATTTTTCTGACGTTGGTTCTGCATTGGCTTCTATGGCGCAGGCTCGTGCTTCTATGATTAATGCTGAACAGAATGCTGCTCTTACTCCGTATAAGATTGAACAGATTCGTGGTGCTACTGATTATCGCAATATCGGTGTTGGTGCATCAGGTTACTGGAATGCTTCTACTGGTAGACGCTCTGCGTTATTGGATCAGTCTAAGGAGTATCAGGAGCTTAAAAATATGGAATTTGCCGGTCGTCTTACGTCTGCTCAAGAATCTCAGATTTTGCTCGATTCTGAAGCTCAACAGGTATTGAATAAATATCTTGATGAACAACAACAGGCTGATTTGTTTATTAAAGGCCAGACTCTGGCTAATTTATATGCCCAAGGTGCTCTTTCTGAGGCTCAATATAAAAATCAGATGGCTCAAGCTGTTAAGACTTCCGCTGAAACGAACGGTATTCGTATTAATAATAAGATTGCCGAACAGACTGCTGATTCATTGATTTATGCTAATATTCAGGCTAATCGTGCTCGTGGTTTATCTTCTCTATGGGATTCGAAGAATATTAATGTTCTTAAGGATATTGAATATTCTAAGGATAAAGCCTTACGTGATTATTATAAATGGTCTGCTAAGGAAAAACAGAAAGATGTTAATTCTTATGAGTTGCGTAATGCTGTTGATTATGGCTCTCGTATTTTTCAAGGAATTGGTAATTCTGTTGGTCGTAAATAAATATTCTATTCGTTTGTCTTATATATTTACCTATTATCTATTTTTGTTATAAATATTTGATTTTGCGAAATATTTTGACTCTCGGTAGTAAAATAATATTACGTATACATTCTTCAGGACTAGAAGCCCATCACGGCGTTTGAGTGATATACACCTGCCGCCCGCATAGGGCCTGATCGAAAAACGGAGCGGAGCGACTTCTTTATAGAAGCGTTCCGCTTCGGTATTTTAGCACGGAGTGCGCAAAGGCAGGTTCTATCTGACCTGCCGTGCCTATACACCTTTGTTTACATTTACTTGTTAATTAAGCGAAGCCCCTAGTTGTGTGCGAAGCAAATTCGAGTTATCCTCTCGAATTCTCCTCTTTCTTGTCTATAAACGCACAACTCACACTCTATGGTAGAATCTAAAAAAAAGAGATTTCTTTTGGAATTATAAAAATAGTTTGTATATTTGCCCCCAGTTAGAAGTTACAACTGTTATTAACATTTTAAAATTATTACAATTATGCAGAAATTTATTATTTCAGTTAAAGAAAAGATTACAGGTCGTGATGTTATTTCGCCTTATGTTGTCAATTCTCTCGATGGTCTTGGACATTATTCTGAACGAGTTTCTCCGTTGGGTCTTGTTGTTATTGTGGATTCGATTAAGGAAGAAGATAATTTTATTGAACCTAAACCTCAAGGCAATGAAGAGTAATAATATTTGGAAAATTATAATTGGCGCTGTTTCTGCCGCTCTTGGTTACATTCTTAATGCTATTGGATTATGATTTGTATTCTTATTCATTTTTTGGAGTATTTATTGTTTTTTAATGTCCATTTTACGGTAACTAGCGCTCGTCGTACCCCGGAACAGAATAAAGCTTGTAATGGTTCTCCTAATTCGCAACATCTTATTGGAGAAGCTATTGACCTAAAGCCTTATGGTTCTACTACTTATAATCAGTTGCTTGAATTTATCCATAGATATTCGGATAATATTCATGTATTTGATCAGTTGATATTGTATCCTACATTCATTCACATTTCATTTGGTGCTCGTAATCGTCGTCAAGTGATTGATAAACGTAAGTAATTATAAGTAATTATGAAATATTCTCCTGATTTGCTTAGGGCTGTTGATCATTGTCAGCATCGTTCATTTATTACGAACAGGTACACTGGTGCCCGTATTGCCGTAGATTGTGGTCAATGCGATTATTGTATCCATAAGCGTGCTAAAAAAGCGTCTATGCGTGTGAAGACCGCAGGAAGTGCTTTTAAGTATTCTTATTTTGTGACTTTAACGTATGATAATGAACATGTACCCCTATTTAATTGTGAGGTTCTAGATAGTGCTTATGATGATGCCTTAGGTATCTCAGGAGATCTCCATTTTGGTTATGAAGAACATTCGTTTATTCCGGTATCCGAATATAGTTGCTCAGATCCAAGTCAATTGCGTCATATTTTCTTTACACAAGTACAGGGTACGGTTCCTTATAACCGTACCTCGTCTCAGTATGAAGCGGTTAAAGATAATTGGTTTCTTAGTATGGATGCTATCCGCTCCTTTATTAATAAGACGCAAACCTCTTCACCTTACGGTAAAGATGGACTCCTCTCTGATCGATACGGTGATAACCTTATCCCTTTTTTGAATTATGTTGATGTCCAGAATTATATTAAACGTTTACGTAAACATTTGTTTCAAAAATTAGGCTCTTATGAGACGCTACATTTCTACGCTGTGGGTGAGTACGGACCCGTACATTTCCGCCCGCATTATCATCTCTTATTATTCACAAACTCGGAGAAGGTCTCCGAGGTTTTACGATACTGTCACGATAAGAGTTGGAAACTCGGTCGTTCAGATTTCCAACGTTCCGCTGGTGGAGCTTCTTCGTACGTTGCGAGTTACGTTAATAGCCTTAGCGCTGCTCCCCTCTTATATCGCTCATGCCGCTCATTTAGACCCAAGTCGCGAGCGTCTGTCGGATTCTTTGAAAAAGGCTGCGATTTCGTGGAAGACGAAGACCCTTATGCGCAAATTGAGCAAAAAATCGATTCAGTCGTTAACGGAAGAGTCTATAATTTCAATGGCATCAGTGTTCGGTCAACTCCACCCATGTCGTATATCCGTACCTTATTGCCCCGATTCTCGTCTGCTCGCAATGACGATGTTGCTGCGATTGCTCGAATTCTTCTTGCTGTGCACCGAACGCCGCAGAGAATTGCAAGATTCGGAATTATCCGCTACAAAGATTCGGTCTTGAGTCTTGTTCGTGCTTATTATCAATATCTTAAAGTTCAAAGTATCCTTACAGATGATGATAAAATTATATTACATGCTTCTAGGTGTCTTACTAGGTTCTGCAACAGTTCTAGTGATGTCGATATTGAATCTTATGTTAATAAGTTATATCGGTTGTTCCTATATGTCTCTAAGTTCTTCCGTAATTGGCATTTACCTTCCTTTGGTTCTGATGTTAGTGCTTACTCCGGTCGTATTATGTTTATTATTAAAACAGGTATAGAATATGAGAAAAAATCGGATTATGTACGAATGTGTGATTCGTTGCGAATACAGCAGACTTTGTCAGCCCCCATGTTTCGGTATTTCTATTTACCAGCCGAAGGATGCGAAATGGCAACCATTGGTATCGGTGAGGATGGAGAATATGCAGACGGATTTATTCGTCCCGTTAAAGAGCAAATACGAGTACCGTTTGATGACCCCAGAATCCCACCTCTCGCGACTTGTAATTACTTCAAATGGGCTAAACCCGATACAAGAAGTTCCTATGATAGTGGGCAAAGTAGCGACTTACAGAAATGTCTTGATTTCCGTGCTGCCACCTTCTGCCGTGACATGATTAAGCATAAGAAATTGAATGATTCTAATAATATATTTAACCGTATGGTTTAACTTTAATTAATTAATTATGAGTAATTTTAATCCTTTGGATAGAGCGAAAATTCCTACCCATCGCTCTTCCTTCGACTTGTCTAGTAAAAAATTGTTTACAGCTAAAGTTGGAGAAATTTTACCTTGCTATTGGCAGATTGGTATTCCCGGTAACAAGTATCGTATTTCCTCTGACTGGTTTACCCGTACTGTTCCGGTACATACCGCTGCTTACACCCGTATTAAGGAGTATTACGATTTCTACGCTGTGCCGTTACGTCTGATTTCTCGTGCGCTTCCGCAAGCGTTTACTCAGATGACGGACTACATGACTAGCGCTGCTAGTTCTACTTCGAACGCTACTGCGCTTTCTTCTGTTCCTAATGTTACTCAGAGCTTGTTTAATACTTTTTTTCAGGCGGCTAATTCTCAAGATCAGACTAATGTTCGTGATGACGCAGGTCTCCCTATTGTTTATGGTTCTTGTAAGTTGCTTGATCTGCTTGGTTATGGTTCTATGATTGCATCTTCCAATACTGGTAAGGCTGCTATTACTAAGAAGTATTTAGGTGTTGATAACCTTAGTGATACTGATAATCCTCTGGTTTACCAAACTTCACAAACTGTCAATATTTTGCCTCTGCTTGCATATCAGAAAATCTATTATGATTTTTATAGTAATTCTCAATGGGAAAAGCATAAAGCCTTCGCTTATAATGTAGACTATTGGCCTGGTACTGGTATTGTTCCATTGGTTGCGGATATGGTTCGGCTGCGTTACGCTAATTACCCTAAGGATTATTTTATGGGAATGCTTCCCTCTTCTCAATATGGTTCGGTAGCTGTTTTGCCTGCGATTGATAGTTCTCTTCTTTCTTCTCAAGTTGGTTTATTCCCCTCACTTAGTTCTACCGTTGTTGGTTCGTCTGTTCAGAATCCTGTTGGTGGTAGTTCTATTATTTCTTCATCTTCTAATTCTTCCTCTGACCCTCGTTTTGTTCGTCTTAATTCCGACCTCTCTGCCCTCTCGCTTCGTGCTACTGAATACCTTCAGCGTTGGAAAGAAGTAGTTCAGTTCTCTAGTAAAGATTATTCAGACCAGATGGCTGCGCAGTTTGGTATTAAAGCTCCCGAATATATGGGAAACCATGCTCATTATATTGGAGGCTGGTCTAGTGTTATTAATATTAATGAAGTCGTTAATACTAATCTTGATACTGATTCTTCTCAGGCTTCTATTGCTGGTAAGGGTATAAGTTCTAATTCTGGACATACTGTTACTTATGATTGTGGTGCTGAACATCAAGTAATTATGTGTGTTTATCATGCTGTGCCTATGCTGGATTGGAATTTAACAGGTCAGGCTCCTCAATTGACCGTGACTGCTATCTCTGACTTCCCCCAACCTGCTTTTGA